TCCGAGAACCTGCCTCATATGACACATCCCTGCCCGACACCGTATTCTTGTAGGTGTTCATTATGGGGCCAGCCATCTAAGGCACCCCCACGACGAAGGCTTTTCCTCGGGTAGCGTTGGTCTGGATGAGGATCGTTCCGTTGGTCTGTAGGAACCGGGAGGTTTCGAAAGGCCCGAGGATATAAGTCTTGTTGACGCTCAGGGTGTACAGCTTGTCTCCTAGAGCTCCTTGGATGAACGGGCCGGAGTGGACCGTGAGATTAATTCCCAGCAAGCTTGCGGCGGTTGTGTTCACGACGAGCAACTGGTTACCATTGTCGGTCGATATGAACGTGTTCCAGGCCGCAAAAGCGTCCCAGATATTGGCCCCGCCATTGTCAGTGTCCGCCCAGGTCTGATTATACTGAGGGAGCACGTTAGCCGCTCCCATGCAAGGAGCTGCCAGCATTGCCAGCAGCACCAGAATAGATAGAATAGATTTCATGACTTCATCCACCTCAAGTGTAGCAGCTCAGCACGCCGAGGCACTCGGGCCGCACTACCTTTCCTCCATACACCTGCAGGCCCTTGACGGCATCAGAAAAGCTATCCTCAGGGCGGAAGGGCTCCACCTTCAGGATCTGGGATGCGAATGTTATGGCCTGGCTGGTCCCAAACATGACCTTGTAGACGTCATGGCTCCCATCTCCATCCTCGATGTACTCCACGTTGTTGGACTCCATCACAGTGAAGCCGGAGATGTTTCCTACTTGCCCGTTCCGAAGGCCCATGGTGGTTCCGCTCACATCCGCCTTGGAGAAGCGATCATCATTCAGCATGATTGTGTAGAGCTCGGGATGGACGATCATCCACCAGCCGCCCGACTGCACATTCTGCTTGATAAGAGCCTGCCTGCAGAGGGTCACCAGCTTGTAGACGTTGTTCGCATCGCCGTTGGTGTTATTGGGTGCCTTCGGTGCCGCCGTGGTCCCAAGCAGGTTAGCCGTGGCGGCCCCAGTGTACATACCGGCAATGAACTGGTCCACCTCGTCCCTCAGCTTGTAAGCGGCACGGGCCATGGCGGACTGCATGACTTTGGGCCTCTGCTGGGCCTTGTCGATGTCGTCCACTTCGAAGTTGAAGTAGTCCGCCTCGGTAATCTCCAGCACCTGCTGAGCGCCGGTCAGAGTCTCGGGAGCGTCGATGGAGCCGTTCTTGGTGTAGGCCTTTACGGTTATGTCGCCGATCTGGTTGATACGGACAGTGTCACCTGCCTGGGAGATCTGGCCCTCGTAGTCGCGATTAATTATGCCAGGCTGAGCGAACACCAGCGCCTTCTCTAAGGCCATCTGGAGCTCGTTAGCCCAAATTTCAGGAATGAAATTGTCAATTGCCATAAGGTATCTCCTACTTGATTTCTCCGTTCTCAAGAGCCTTCATGATAGCGTCCTGGTTCTTTCGATACCAGTCAATGTCCTTGCTTTTTTGAGCAAGTTCGGCTCTTGTCATCCCGGCTAGGTTAGATCCTGGCGGGGTCGCCGGGTTCGCCGGGTTCGCGCCTGCGCCAACCTTCCCAGGTGGTTGTGCGATCAATCCCCAATCAGCTTTAATTTCCGCAATAGAGGCCGCTATCTCTTCCTCGGTGCTGCCGTTCACATACTTCAGAACTTTTGGCAGCCTGTCCGCCGGAATCTGAGCATCTATTGCTAGCCCGAGCTTCAGAAGTTCGGCCTGAGTGGCCGTTAGTGCTCCTTCCAGCTCCTTGTTCTTCTCGACATGCCTCTCAAGTTCGGATTTCTTGGCATCTTCCGCCTCTTTGTGGGCCTTCAGGACGGCTTTAACGTCCTTGAGTTTCATGCCCAGGCCCAGCTCTTTCTCCAAGCTCTCCCGATCTGACTTGAGACGCTCCTGGACGATTCGATCTACGTCCTCCGTAGAGAACGTCTTCCCCTGCTCTGCAGGTTGTTGTCCGCCCTGGGATTCTGCAGCGGGCTGGCTGCCTTCAGATACGATTGTTTCCTTTTCAGTCATCGAAAAATCACCCTCTGACAAGCTCAGAGTAAGCTATATGATCAGAAATCTAAATCTTCCAAACGTCACAGGTCTCACAAAGAGGCCCGGACGGCTGGGACATTGTTCGCAAGTGACCCTCATGGACATTGCCGTATGCATTCTCGCCCTGGAGATCAGAGCAGCAGGTGGTGACCCGGCCATCCCAGAGTATCGCTATGCTGTGATGGAGGTACAAGCACCGCCCGCGCTTCTGGCAAGCGCCGGATATCGCCAGTTTGGGCGAATGGTATCGAGCCACGAAAACGGAATCTACTCTGTCCTGCCAGTAGTCCAAGAACCGCTCAATTTCGCATTCCGTCTCATCCGTCTGTACCATATTGACAGACAGTTTAGTCCTAAGTCGCCTGGTTTCGGCACAGTCCATGATGTTCTGGTGCACCATTTCCCAGGAAGATCCTGCCCGGTTGGCTTCGTGCTTCCGGCCCAGCCCTCCAAGGCTGACATTTATGGAATCGACTCGATCAACGTAGTCAGAGAACGGGATGGAGCCATTGGTACTAATCTGAGTCCAATATCGCTTTCCTAGCTTCGTCCTCTTCTCGGAGAAATGGTCAACCATCCCCGAAAGACCGGAATGCAGCAACGGTTCACCGGCCAGGAAGAGCTTTATAATCGAGATCGACGGAGTTTCGTAGATCTGGTTTGCCGCCAGTTCAAATGTGTCCGGCGCCATGAAGCCCACCGGCCTGCCCTGCCGGTAACAGGTCTTGCATCGCAATTGGCAGGCGTTGGTAGGCTCCAGGTTCACGGTGATAGGGAACTTGGGGAGGCCCAAGGCATCGTAAGCCCGGAGAAGATTATTAAGATTCATAAAACCATGTCTGTCATTTCTGCCCGTTCCTGGGCGATCTGGTCTTCGGGCATCCCGCGGTCCCTCATGAGCCCCTGGGCGCTCCGGACGCCGCCAGTGACAAGCGTAGATGCCGTTAAGGCATCCGCCTGCTCATCGACAGGCATGCCATCATGCCAATTGAGTTTGACATTCTCGATCACCACGGCATCTTTCATGCCCATTTTGGCCTCTGTCAGGGACACCAGCCTGATGAGCTGTTGGACCACCGGCGTCAGCCGCCTCTGGATCTTGTTAGCCTTCTTCAGAGGCTTCCACATCATGAGCCTGAGGGCCTGGGCGCTGAGACCCTGTCCACCAGCGGATGAGTCGAAACATACCTTAGAGGTCTCGGACAGCTCGTAGAACCTCTGCATGAGCCCCCAGCCCTCGCCGGCGATGGTCTGGAAACTGGCATCCAGGTTTCCGTCCCAGGTGATCATGCCGGGCGTTGCCTGCTCCTTGTCCACGAGCGTGAAATACCGTGACCCTCCCTGGACTTTGTACTCTCCGTCTCGGGGGTCTTGTTCTTCCATCGGCGGGCCATACATCGAGGGGTCCGCGTGCTTGTCCAAGATGAAGAAGACCTGGGGATAGCGCGTTTCCAGCTCTTTTATAACATCCAAAAAGATCGAGTAATCCTCTTTTCCGTGATACTTCTTGGTGGAAGTCGTGTTGTGGAGGACAATGATAGCGAAATCGTCTAATCCCGTTTCCTCGACGGGCTGCAAAGACTCGAAATCAGGAAACTCTGATAGCTCGATCTGGGCCTCAATCTTCTTGTCCTTAAGCCGGTAGAGTCTATGCTCGATCCGGCCAACTGTATGAATTTCGACCTTGAGATAAGAAGTCTTGCCGGTGATGAGAGAGAGTCCGCTATCTACAGCAGCTATACCATGATCTTTCTGCTCCGGATCCTCGAACTCGTAGGCTATGACATGGGCCTTTGCCTGCTTCACGTTGCTGGCTTCCACCACCGGGAACCAGTATTCGGGCGGCACGTTCTCGATTATGCCATAGTCCTGGTAGCGGACTTTCAGAGGGGCATCTCCATATGTGGACATGTCTACAACAGCATCGTCCATGACGCTCCAAAGGTCGGTCCACTGGACGATCCTCTGTAGTGCGTCGGCCTGCGCGGTCTGATCTTCGTCCGCCTTGGCATCCGGTGTCTCGCCTACAGCCATGTCCGCCCAGAATAAGCTGACCAACTGGAAATAGTTGAGCTTGAGCCGGAGGTCTCCTCGCTTGTCGCCTCGGAGCTTCCTGAGTTCGTCTTGCCAGACCTTCTCGTGGTCGCCTTCGAAAAGATGCTCGTTGCGCCTGTAGATGGCAAGCCGCTCCTGAGTATCGCGGTCAGCTGGCGGCCACGGGCTACCAGGAGAAAGGATCTTTTCGTAATCAGTGATCATGCTGCTCCAGCTTCTTCTTTTTCGCTATCAGTCCGATGTTCTCGGATATGTTCCGCGGGATGTCTTCGAAATGCTTCAGGCAGAATGCCAGACCTTCCCAGGAGTTCTTCTGGCCCGTGACTCTAGGAGATACGCCTTCGGGAAGCTCTATAACTTCGCCCGAGATGCTGCCCCGGACATACCCATCATGCTCGCCCAGATCGGCACCGCAAATTGCGCAGCGCATCATTTTTTATCTTTCTCCGCTCATATAGTTTAGAATCCTGCGGGCTTCGGTCCGACTTTGGCAATTCCATAGAAGACTCTCATAGCCCAGTATCGCGTCTCGTCACAGGCATGATCGGCCTTCTTGACCGGCTTATCTTCGCCCTTTTCCTGTGATTTCACATCCCAAACATAATTCAGGAACTCCTCAATCGTCTTCTTGCATTTGTAGTAAATCTTGAAAATTCCTGTTGTGAGGGCCTGGGCAACGGTCTGGATGCCATCGAGCACGGCATTTCTGGCCGGATAGATCACGGTGTCAGGCAACGTCTTTCTGAATTGGTCTATGAGATGCTTGGCAGATGGGTCCACGTCGATTGATTTGGGCCTGACCGGCTGCCCATTCCAGGTTAGAAAGGCTACCATGTCTTTTGCTAGCTGGTCGTCTGTCTTAGACCCTGTTTTCGCGGGCTCATAATAAAATTCTTTCACTTTGTACCAAACGTTCCATGCTTTTCCATATAAGCCGAAAACACAAGGATTGCTTGCGCCATAATCTACCGCGACTCGCCATTGTTCGAACTTCCCAGGAAGAGTATCGATCACAAAGCCATCCTTGGGATCTGAGCTGAAGAAATCGTAAATTGCGCCTTCTGCGATGCACCAGAGGCCCAGGATGTACCGTTTGAAGAAGACCGTACCTGCAGCATACAACTGCCGATATCGGGCCTTAGTAGCTTCGCTCAGGGAGGGATTATCATCCATGAGGAAGTGCATCACGTAGAGGCCCAGGGTCTTGGCTTTGTCGATCCAGTTCTCTTTGAACCAATGATATGGACTCTCGGGGTTGCAGTTGAACCAGAGCTTCGAACCGTCAACTGAGCATCTTCCGACAGCTTGATTAACGAAGCTCTCTGGCTGGAGTGCAACTTCATCGAAATATGCACCTGCCGCCGTGATGCCCTGAACCAAGTCCTGGCTAGATTCGTCTTTCCCGCCAAAGAGGTAAAAGTAATTGACCCGCCCAAGATAAGCCACCTCGATCATGTTATCGGCGCGGTGGTCAATACAGACCATCCCCCGACCCAAAAGCATGCGTTTCAAGGGAGCGATGACGTTTCGCCTAAGGCTGCCTATCGTCTTACCGGCAAGGATGAAGTTCTGCTGATCAAATTCGGCCATCCCCCAGACCACAAAGCTGAAGGACATTGGGGCAGATTTGCCCGCCCGGATTGCGCCCTCTGCTATGATGCCATTGAGATGGCGTATTGGGCTATTCGATGTCCACCACGTGAGTATTCGCCATTGTCTCAGGCTGAATGGGGTCCATTTGAACGGTGTCAGCTTCAGCATGATCTTTCCAAACTTCCGGAGTCTTAGCGTCTAGTGCTTCCAAGAAGCCATCACTCTCGCCCTTGGGCGATTCTGGAGGGGACTCCAGGCGGCGCTTGTCTATAGCAGTACCAAGCGCAACGAACCAGTCCCTCATACCCGAGGGTTTGTCAATGGTCGGAAGCATTTCTTCCAGCCTTTTCATTCCAGCATCAATAAGAGCTATACGCTTCTCTGCACAGTACTCCCGCCTGGCCGCGTTGGCGTTTTTTGTTTGGGAATGTTCTCCACATTCTCTCGATATTCCCGCGTTGTCCCTAATCTTATAAACGGTTTTAGAGCCCACGCCATACGCTTTTTTGATCTGGTTTATGGGTCGTTTATTCTCCAGGTCGTTCTCGATTTGTTTCCTAATCTTTTCTGAGAGCGACACATACAATCAATCCATTATCATTATTATTAGGCAGGGGAAGGAGGGAGGGAGAACCCCGGCGTAGGCCTCAATTCAGGAAGTTTCCCTCTTATCACAGGCGGGATGTTCACGAATCACGGCTTCATCCATTCGCCTAAGATCAGGATCAGCCTATCAAACTCTGCGACGCTTCCCTCGATCCTTATGCCCTGGCCGGTGACGGTGATCTTTGGCAGCTTTTCGGCGTTGCCTTCCGCCCATAGGTCGAGATATATTGTCCGGTCCGGCATACTTCAGCCCCTCCAAGAAATTTGAGTCCCTCCCGATCCTGCCTTGTTTGCCGTCGAGCTTCTTTCTCGGGAAGCCGAACGCAGGAGCCCCACAGTGCGGGCAATAGGTTGCCTTCCAAAGATGGAAATGAATATTTTTATGGCAGTTGGGGCACACATAATCAATAATAGCGAGCCTACCATCACCAAAAACCAGCTCCCACATCGATGAAGTATAGGCAAAATCACGAGAGGGTCCTGCTTTTTTAGCGGTCGCAGGTTCCGTAGGCATTTCTGATAGCATCATGTCCCTCCTGATATTTATATACATGCAGTCATATTATGACTAGTCACACCATGACTAGTTTTCTCCAGACATACCGGTTCGGACCCACCCGCTCTCTGCCGACTATCCCCAGCTCCTTCATGGCAAAGAGGGCCCGGCGCACGTTGCTATCATTCCGTTCCACCTTCCGGGACAGCTGCCTCGTGGTGAACGGCTCCTTCGGCATGGCCTGAATGTACTCTTTCATGAGCTTGTCTGAAATGGTCATCCCAGGGTCCTCCGTCCTTCGTCCGTCATCTCCCAGGATGCGAGCCGAACCCCCCTTTCTCGGTGGACTCCGACTTTCCGGATGAGCCCGGCCCGTCTGAGGCCCACTACCACGCCCTTTGCGTCCGGCAGATAGTCCCTGAAAAGGAACGGGCCGGACGCTGGAAGGGCCCTCAGTGCCTCTCTCTGCCTGAGGGGGATAGCGCCTTTCATCCCAGCACCGCCACTAGCTTACGGGCCTTGGTTTTTCCAAGGGCTTTGCCATTTACTTTACACTGTGCCAGTGCCTCCGGACCCCGTCTGGCCTCCAATGCAATGCAAGAGA